TCCGTCCTTAATCTTGAACTCGTTAGTCATGGAGTTGAACTCTTCCACCGGTTCTACTCTAATTTTTATCATTTGAGAACCTCCTCATGTTTCTAAAAAAGATAAGAGGGGAGGAAAGCATAAACTCTCCTAACCCTCAGTTGTGATTACTCTATCAACCTCATCAGTGATTTCATTTTCATCACTATCAGTAGGTCTAGCAACTATCCTGCTAGGCATTACTGACGTTAGTGGCAATAATATGGATTACTTCAGATGGTGTTAACAATTTAGAATCTTCTTCTTCTGTACCATAGACTGCATCACATAAAGCGTTGTAAGCAGCTTCTGTTTTAGCATTCTTTTCGATTGATACAGCAGAAGTTCTTGTAAGTTTAGCAATGTCGGCAAAGCTTCCACCTAAAGCTTTTAACTTAGTTTTGTCTTCTTCTGTAATATTTACAGGTGTATCAACAGTTGAGTATGCTACAGAGAATGTTGAAGTTTCAACGTTATCCTGTAGTGACTGAGACTGTCTTTCAAATGGTTTAGATGAAGCATTCCATCTGAATGATAATTTTTCAGATGCTTCAATACCATCCTGAGCGTTACCAACTAATGTACGCCATGCTAAGCAATAAGGTTTGATAGGTCCGCCTGAGATAGCAACACCATCACCACCAACGCGTCCCATGTGAGTATCTAACTCATATGGATAAGTTAAACATTCAACAGTACCATTGTTCTTAACGGCACCACGGAATGAAACGTAAACCATGTTGTCAGCATATTTGTCGTTAGCGTCGCCGCCTTCTGGTGAATCTGAGATTGATGTAACACCATTCCATGCTACACCTTTAGTTCCTGCTACTGTACCAGGGAAGAAGACTGTTTTGTCGACCCCGGCTTCTACTTTTCTTTCGTTCAATTCATCGAACTGTAATTTTGCCATGATTGTTTTCTCCTTCTAGTTAAATTTTTCTTACAACCTCTACTGAGAATGACTTATGATATAAGCCATCTGAGGTATAAGAGCTATTCATACGTATATTTGGTATACTATTAAGCATATAGTGATACACTGGGCTGTCAGCATCTAATTCGATTAGTGTGATACTATACACATCTCGTTCGATATATCTGACGTTGTCAGCATAGCTATCCCTAACCTCCCTAAGATTATACACAATACACGGATATAATATTTTTAAATTCTCTGGTGGTTCAAAGTATACTCCTTTTAATCCATTTTGATTTTTTATGTCTAATAGCTTGCGCTGTAGTTCTTTACGTGACTTAGACATCTCTGCCATTGTATACTCCTCCCAACGTGAATTCTATTCGGGGTATATCTATGTGATAAGACTCGATACTCCATTTAGTGCCGTATAGGTCTAAAAAGACTGGCAACCCCGCAGAGTCTTTTTCTTCTGTGCCCAGGAATATCCTGGTGAGCGTATCGTATAATAGGATACTAGCTTTGGAGTTAATAGTAACTTCTCCATTTACGTTATCGCTAATACTTCTAGAATATGATAGCTCCTCCAGGTCTCCCGCTACACTATATCTCTCTATACCCGCAGGTTGGAACTTTCCTGTAGGAAAGCCATCTTCATCTACAACCTCCCTAGCAGGCATTTGGACACCTAATATTCCTGCGAATTTACTCATTTATTAAGCTCCTTCTTTTTTAGCAGTAGTTAAAGTCATAGCTGCACGAGGTTTGTTTAATGCACCTGCCATACGTGTTTCGATAAGGTATTTCATTTTGTTGAAGTCGATATCGAAATCGTCGAACATGTCAACTTTACCTTTCTTTGGTACAGCGATTTCATAGTCTCTGATATTAACTAAGATAGCTAAACCAGTACCATCCATGAAATCTGGAGTAACACATTTATCAGCACCTACTAAAGCTGCTAACTCTTCATCAGTTGCAGGTCTGTTACCTACACCATATAAGTAACGTTCGTTACCATCTTTAGTTAATTCGATTTCAGTAGCTAAAGACATATCGATGTAAAGTGTTGGTTTACCGCTACCCTTAAGATGTTTACGGTTTTTCTTAACTTCTTCAACAAAGTTTGCTGCTGTTACTTCATATACTTTGTGGTTGTATAAATCGTCATCAGTAGCAATTGGTCTGATGTTATCTGGGTTAATCTTATCAGCAGAAGTGTCTGCTCTACCATCACCGATTAACATAGCTCTTACGATTTCTTCAGTTAACTTTTCTCTCATTAAAGGTTTAACTACCTGTACGATATCGAAATCGTCAATGTCTAACCAATCATCTCTATCAAATGATTCTTTAGCATATACAGTAGTTGGGAAAGTTCTACGGTTTAAAGTAGTGTAAACAGAGTCTAACTTTTCACGTCCTTTGATGTAACCTTTAGCACGTGCTTCTTCAGCAGTGATGTCCATTAATCTACCATGAACAGAAGTACCAGGTCTTGTATATGCACCGCTTAAGATAGCAGCCATAACTGAAGGTTCTTCATTTCTATAGATTTCTGGAGCTCCAGTATCCTGTTCAACTGTGAATAAGTTTTCAATAGAAGTAATACCGTGTGCTAAGAAATCTCCTTTGTGAGCTTCGAAAGCACCTTTAAGAGTGTTAGTTCCATTTCTAACTTCTGTGAACATAGAGTGTGCTAATACTTCTAATTCTTTGTTCTTTTTGTTTGCTTTACCATTCTTTTCGAATACGTTCATGTCTTCTTCTCCTTCTTCTCCAAAATCGCTGTGACTTACGCTATCTCCGTCATCTGAAGAGTCGCCGTCATCTGAATCATCTGAGTCATCATCTTCGTCTTCATCTTCATCCTCACCATCATCTGGCATAAAGTCTAATAAGAATTCTGCTAACTCGTCGATTTGTTCGTCATTTAATTTGTCAATCATGTCTGCGATGTCTTCTTCGCCATCTGAATCAGCAAGTTTCTGAATCTTCTTTAATACCTTGGCTTTATCTTCTTCGTCTAGAGATTCTAAGATGTCTTCGAATGTCTGGTCAACATCTACGTCATCATCAGCGCCATCTGTGTCGTCATTCTTAGGTTCTTCATCTTCCTCTGAATGAGCAATTGCATCTCTCATGAATAATGTAAAGTTTTCAGTTCCGTCATCTTCGAAACCTATATCCATTTTAGCGTTAGCTTTGATAGCTTTACCATCTGCTGAGTGAGCAATAATTGTATCAATCTTAGCGGCAGGGTTTGCACCCGCTAATACTAAGCTTACTTCTTTAATATCACCATGTAAGATTTCATCTCTAACTGTACGTTCTATGTTTGTTGCAAATACAGATAAAGAATCCATATCACCATTTAAGACCGCTTCTTTAGCGTGCTGTCCTGACTTAGATTTGTTAAATACGCCCCAACCATAAACACCCTCTTCACGATTTTCTAAGTCCATATGACCTAGCTGATTTGTGATGTCATTGTGGTTGTGCATATACACGATTGGTACCGTCATGCCGTCGCATTCTTTAAATGCATTTTGACGGATTGTAGTACCATCTGAGCAGAGGATGTCATTCTTAGTTACCCATCCTCCGAAGTCGTACATCTTGTGTTTTTTGTTCATCCTTCTTCTCCTTCTCCGTTAATAAGTTTGTTATACGTTTCTTCATCCATAACTGGCGTATCCTCTCCCTCAGGAGGCACTTCGCCTTCTGGTAACATTTCTGCACCCATATCCATAGGGAGGGCGTTAGGGTCTGAAATGTTAGGGTTAAACAGAATGTCTGCTAGAGGGTCTTCAGATACTTTGAGTCCTAGAATCGCACGTCCTTCATTTGTAGTAATCATAGTAGATTGCTTCAAGACACTAAGCGTTGTAGCTAACTGCTCGAATGGAACTAAAGCAAACATGTCTTCATGGAATGTGAACTTATGTCCTTGAGAGCGGGCTGTCTTTGTAAGGAATTTACGATTTAGCTCCAACGTCAGAGCTCTAACTATAGGTGTAATAGTACGTTTGTAATACGTCTTAAGTTCTTGCTCTGTCGCTGTGCCGTCAAATATAGATTTTGTCATACCTAACTGATTGAATAATTCGTTTCGCAAATTCTCAATTTCTTGTACAAGTGAAC